CATTACAGCAGATTATGGGTCTGTAGATTGGGATAATTTTTATCTTACTACTATAAGTGTAAGTGGAGAAAGTGCTCCTTATGTTAGTAGTAATCTAAGTTTTGTTACTACTGAAGAATGGAAAGACCATCTAAGAGAAGCAGAAAATGCAGACGATGCAGATGCACAAACTTATGGACAACCAAGATTTATTATACGAAGTCCTGATGCTAGAAAATTTGGAGTAAGTCCAATACCTGATAAAGTTTATCGAGTTTGGTTCTTTGCTTGGGATTTACCTACAGCATTAGATGCTCACGGAGATGCAACAGTTTTTCCAGATGTATATAATCCAGTATTAATGGCACGAGCACGTTATCATTTTCATCAATTTAAGGATGCTCCACAACAAGCAGCTTTCGCTTTAGAAGATTATAAAAAAGGATTAAAACAAATGCGATCTGCATTAATGAACCCCACACCTAAAGACATGTCAACGGATCAAATTTAATGCCAGCATCACAACCATACGCATTAGCATGTGAAGGAGGACTCGACAAGTCTTCTAGTTCTTTTGAGCTTTTACGTAGACCCGGAGCAGCAACAAGGTTAAGAAACTTTGAAGTTGATATAGCAGGTGGTTATAGAAGAGTAAATGGATTTTCAGTATTTGGTGGAGATAGTGTAGCTAAACCAAATAGCACTAATCAAGTATTAGGCTTACATGTTTATGCAGACGGAGTAATAGCTTGTTCAGGCACTAATATTTATTTTAGTCAAGACGGAGAAAGTTGGCTACAGATTAATATGGCTAATGCAGATGGAGGAGATAATTATAGTACTTTCACAGGGCGTAGTGCTGCAGCTAGAACCTCACAAGGTTTAGCACATTTTGCAACCTACGAAGGTGATACAGCTTATGGAGAAGTAATTATAACTGATGAAGGATCAGGTATATCGCCTTTCTACTTTAAAATGACAGGTACTGGTTCAGCATTAAGTAGTCGTACTTATTATGCAAAAACTCTTACTGTCGGAGATGGTTCTGTTTATCCTAAGTTTTGTACTATACACGACAAGCATTTAGTAGTGGGTGGAGCTTCAACAGCACCTAATACTATTTCTTATAGTGGTACAGGTGATATAGATAGTTTTTCTTCAAGTGGAGCAGGAAGCATTAAACTTGATGATCAAGTAGTAGGACTTAAAAGCTTTAGGGAGGACTTAATAATATTCTGTAAAAATAGTATTTGGAAATTAAGTAATATAAATGCTACCGTATCAGTAGCACCAATTACAAAGAACATAGGTTGTTTAGACGGAAAGAGTATTCAGGAAATTGGTGGTGACTTAGTATTCTTAGCACCAGATGGTATAAGAACACTAGCTGGTACAGTAAGAATTGGTGATGTTGAGTTAGGAACAGTTAGTCGATCTATTCAGCCAATAATAAAAAGAATTGCAGATAATATTGGAACTTATACTATAAGCACTATTGTTATTAGAGATAAGTCTCAATATCGCTTATACTATGGTACAAGCTCATCTGGTGATGCAGCCGAAGGTATAATAGGCACACTTAAAACAAATGAACAAGGCTTTACTCAATTTCAATGGGCAGAAACATTTGGTATAGACGCAAGTACGGCAGCAACTTCAGGCTTTAATTATAGTGGAGTTGAAAAGCATTATCATGGAGATTATAATGGCTATGTATATAATCACGATACAGGTAATAGTTTTAATCCTGCTGAAACAGAAACAAATATTAAAGCAGAATATCAAACACCTGATTTAGATTATGGAGACTTAGGAACTTTAAAGACTTTAAAATATGTTAAAATATCAGCAACACCAGAAGGAGAAATTTCATCTACTTTAAGAATAAGATATAATTTTGATGATCCAGATACACCACAACCCTCAGATTATTCACTATCAGTAGATAAGCCTTCATTATTTGGTACTGCAGTATTTGGTGCGACAGCAGCACATAAGTTTGGAGCAGCTAGTGATCCTATTACTCGACAAGTAGTAGAGGGAAGTGGACATAGCAATTATTTTAGAGTTTTTAGTGATGATACTAAAGACCCTTACACAGTTAATGGTTTATATATAGATTACGTACCTTCAGGGAGACAATAATTATGGCATACAGTTATACAAGACAAAGTTCAATGAGTGATGGTGATACCATTACAGCAGCTTTATTTAATGACGAATACAATCAACTAGTCAATGCATTTGCGTATCACGCCAGTACTGTAGGTTCTACAGGACACAGACATGATGGTACTGCAGGACATGGTGGTAATATTCATACAATAGGTGATTTAGACTTTTTAAATAAAATTGCTGTATCAGGTAATACTTGGGGCTTCTTTGTTGAAGTATCTTCAGCAGCAGTAGAACAAATTAGAATTTCTGATGGAGTATTAGCTCCAGTAACAGATAGTGATGTAGATTTAGGTACAAGCTCTCTAGAATTTAAAGACCTTTTTATAGATGGTACTGCACATATTGATACACTTGACGTAGATGTAAATGGTACAGTAGCAGGAACTTTTGGAGTTACCGGAGCTACTACGCTATCAAGTACTCTAGCAGTCACAGGAGCTGTCACAGGTTCTAGTACACTTCAAGGCACAACAATAACAGCTACTACAGCCTTTGTTCCAGATGCTTCAGACGGAGCAGCTTTAGGAACAAGTGCTTTAGAGTTCTCAGATTTATTCTTAGCCGATGGAGCAGTTATAAACTTCGGAGATGATCAAGAAGTTTCCTTAACTCACGTAGCCGATACAGGCTTACTTCTTTCAAGTACCGACCAATTACAATTCGGTGATTCAGGTACTTATATTTATCAATCTGCTGATGGTGTACTGGATTTAGTATCCGATACAGAGATTGAACTTACTGCTACTACAATAGATATTAATGGTAACGTAGATGTTTCAGGAACTTTAACAGTTGCAGGAGCAGTAGACTTTGGCGATGCAGCACTAAGTAATGTAGGTGCTGTTCAGTTAGACAGTATTGCAGGTGATGGAGATACTAATACTTCTATAACCTTTAGTGGTTCAGATGTAATTACTATAGCTACAGGTGGATCAGGTAGATTGACAATAGGTGACGGAGCATTATCTCCTGTCACAGATAATGAAATGGACTTGGGTACAAGTTCTTTAGAATTTAAAAATGCTTACTTTGATGGCACAGTAACTTCTGATGCTTTCGCAGGACCATTAACAGGCGATGTTACAGGTAATGTAAGTGGTACAGCAGCTACAGTAACAACGGCTGCTCAATCTAATATAACTTCACTAGGAACTCTTACAACTTTAACAGTTGACAATGTTATAATTAATGGCACAACTATAGGACATACATCAGATACTGATTTAATGACACTAACAAGTGGTGTATTAACAGTAGCAGGTGAAGTAGATGCAACAAGTTTAGATATTTCAGGTAGTGCCGATATAGATGGTACATTAGAAGCTGACGCAATAACAGTAGATGGAACTGCTTTAAATGAATACATAGCCGATACAGTCGGTGCAATGGTAGGTTCAAATACAGAATCAGGTATAACTGTAGCTTATCAAGATGGTGACAATACATTAGACTTTACAGTTGGAACACTTAACCAAGATACTACAGGTACTGCAGCCACAGTAACAACTGCAGCACAAACCAATATAACAAGTTTAGGAACATTGACTGCTTTAACAGTTGATGATGTTGCTATAAATGGTAAAGTAATTACCATGACAGGTTCTAGTAGTGATACAGCAGTATTGACAGCAGGAACTAATGGAACACTTAGTATAGTAACTACAGACGCTGCCGCAGCAGCAGCTAATATTCAAATAACTGCTGATGGTACAGTAGATATTGATTCAGCAGGAATACTAACTTTAGATTCTGGAGCAGCAATTAATATTGAACCTGCTGCAGGATCAGCAATTTTATTAGACGGAACAATTAGTGTAGATGCAGGAGTAGTAACAGGTGCAACAAGTATTACATCAACAGCTTTTGTTGGTGATATAACTGGAGATGTAACAGGTACTGTTGCAGTAACAACAAGTATAACAGCTTCAGCTAATAACTCTACAGATGAGACAGTTTATCCTACTTTCGTAGATGGTGCTACAGGTACACAAGGAATTGAAACAG